GGCCAATCTGGTAGCCATGTTTCACAGGAGTACGGGTTGCAATGCTCATTTCTTATCTTTTGTAATTCCGAGTTCGTGTGGAATATGGTTCGTGAAAAGCTCCGGCCACAGTGATGCCAGAAGTGCAACCGCACTTAAAAGGACCAAGGGGATAATCATGGATTCTCCTTCCAGACGAGCCGCTCTATGGCTTTGATGCGTTCCCATTGTTCGGCATCGCGCTGCGCTATTTTTACATCATGGTCTAAAATCCATTGCCCGCGCAAAGATAGCGTCTCGCTATGGACTGCCAGTTGATTTTCCATAACCTCGCGAAGCCACTTGAATTGAGTTTCCACCTCGATGAACTTGGCCGTGTGTGTGGCGTGATCCATGTCTCCCCGGCGACTCTGAATTTCGAGCGCCTCGACCCTCACTTGTAAGGCGGTCATTTGCCTTTCGTGTGAAGTGCCCTGGTTCCATATAATCACGGCAATCAGTCCGGCCGTACTGACCACGACACCGAGCTTGCTAAGGCCATTAGCCTTTGAGTTGTCCATGTTCGGGCTCTTTCTCACCTAGCCAGCCGGCGTCAGTTCTTTGTAGATCATCGTTACGGTGTAGTCGTTGGCCTGGTCCCCCCGACACGAAACCACCTCATCTTTAGCCCCGACAGGCCCTTCACCCTTCGGCCACACAATTTCATATCCTCTGGATACGGTGTTGGCTGCCGTCCCCGCCGTCTCATCCATTGAACACGCCCCGCGTGCAATCGCCTTCGCCGGGGTAGTGTCGATGTTGGTGCCCGCACCAAAATACACTTCTACCTCAACCACCTTTTTGTCAAGGCTACATGTTGCCTGTACCGAAATCACCTTAACATGCGTGCCCGAAGTTGGTTCAAGCAGCTCTTGAACGGTGCTACTCCCGGCCACTATCTTTGTTATGGCCTTAATATTGTACTCGCTCATTTTCCTGTCTCCCTCGTTTGTGCTATTGCCCCGCTTGCTCTGCCTTTAATTCGCGTAGTAATCGGTCGATGTTCTTTAGCTGCCGCTCGTCCGGTCGGCGCTTCCTCACTTCCAGCCTACGATAAAACGTAAGGGTTCGCACCCGTTCGTCGAGGTCGCGCTTGTATGACTTCCGACCGATCCGTGGATCCGCCGGGTACGGCTTCAACCCGATACTACGATAGATCCGCACCCCAAACGGCAACCCGCTTTCGATGTCCCATATCGTCCGGTCGACCTCATTGAAGAGGCGGATGCTTCGGACAAAATGTTCCGCGAGCCGACGCATCGGAACCCCGAGCACTCGCCCGCGCTGCCCGGGAAATTTCTCTATCTCTCTCCCGCGAAAGAAATCGTAGTTTTCCAAGAACTCGATTGGCAGCTTGATAAACGGCGAAAGGAGCGACTTGGCCGCATGGGAAAACTCCCGTCGCCCCATGATCGCGTTCAAGTCCGCAAACGGGTGCCAGCCGTTGAATGAAAACAACTGGTACGTGCCGGTCTTTTCGTCGTACCTCGCCCGCACCATCAGCGTGCGTTTCATCCACTCGGGAAAGTGTTCCTCGTTCGGGGTGGGGCCACCAAGTTCATCCTCAATAGCCTGAATCGACTTCGGTAACAACAGCGTGCGCCCCGGGCGCGACACGATCGAACGCAACTGCAGGGGCAAGTTGAAGCGATACCAGGCGTAGAAGGGAAACAGGAAGTTCGAGAACATCGACTTCTCAAAATCGGTAATTCCATAGAGCGGATCGTAGTGCCACTTGCGAACGAACGCCGCCGCCACCTCGCCTGTGTCTCCCTTTGAGAGTCGCCACGTATATTGTGCGAGGCGCTGCGTATCCTCAAGCGTCTGACCGAACTTATATCCCCCTCGGATGGCCCGGTTCGAGTCCGGCATCAGGAGCTTGCCAATCCCCGTTCGCGGTATTTCGGTTCGCCTCATGGCCGCGCCCATCTCGCCCTTTGTTAGCCCTGCTCCAATTACCCGATCAATACGGGCCGTATTCATCAACTCGGCCTCAGTCATTCCAAAGAACGCTTTTTCTTTCTTGTCAAACTTGATCCCGCGAAGTTTCTTCGCCATCAGCCGGGTTGCCATCACCGTATGCTGAAAATCCTGTGGCCCCATCCCTGACGCGAAATTGAACCACGCATCGGTCACAATGTTTCTCGCATGGTAACCCGGGAACAAGGCTAACGTCCATCCTTTAAAGAAGTTATTGAGTTTCGTGAAGGTTTTGAAGAACCCCTTCAAGGCGCCGGGTGTGTCAAACGTCCCGAGCAATCGACGCAGGTCGCCGGCAATCATTTCCGGCACCAGAAACCCCTCGAAGGCCGGGTCGTCAATCTTGGTGAGCCCCCGACTGACAATCTCTTCGGCGGCCCGTCGCGCCTGCTTGTGGTGTATCGGCTTCGTCGCGCCACGAGCGAGAACCTTCGCATAGTGGTCAATCTGTAAGAGCGGTTCGGATATGCCGTCTGAAATCATCAGCTTGTTTGCGGCCATGTGTTTCGAGAGGGCTTCAAAGTATCGCTTGTTGGCGAGTGCGGTGCCGACTTCGACCGACTCGGTACGCAACAGGTCGGCGATGTCTAAGGAAACTTCCCGCACGTTGGCCGAAGCAATCTCTTCGGCGGTCATGCTACGCCCCCCGCGGTAGCGCCATCCGAGCTTTACGGCACCCTTGCCACGCTCGGAGAGCGCCCGGTACGCTTGAAACAACTCGGCGGGCAATATCTCTTCGTTCTGAGGGACGGCTTTGAGCAATCGCAGGACGGCCTCTTTCTCGCCGGCAGAGAGTGGCCCAAGTTGCGGTTCGATCAACTCGTCAACCAGCCGCTCGAACGTGCCGACTACACGCTTGTGCTGGAATGTGACGGGTTGCCCCATGCGGCGCGAGAGTTCGGCGGGGCTGATCTGTTCGGGGGCAGTCCGAAACCGGGAAAGACTCCCGGCCAACTCGTCGAAGCTCTTGGCACTCCCCTGTACCATCGCCTCAATCTCGGCCGGGGTAAGCTTTTTCTTCTTCGCGCCGACAAGAACCTGCTTGGCCAGCGTCGGCTGCTTGGCCTCTACGCGGCGAATAATCTGTGCCTGCTTCTGTGACCACTTAATCGTCTCACGCACGGTCATGGCTCGATGCACGACGTAGTTGATCTGGTGTGCCTCGATGAACCTATCCACCATTTCGCGGGGTAGAAACCCTGCGTCAATCTTGATTTTCTCCAGCTTGAGGCGGTACGTAAGTGCGAGCCGTGCGGCCACCTTCCCATCATCGGAAAGGTTGAAGTAGTCCCCGACAACCGAAGCCGGAAGCGCATCACGTTCGGTGCGGATGTTCCGCTCGATCATGCGGGTAATGATTTTGCGTTCTTCGGGGCTTTTCGCCAGCTTGATAATCTCTTCAAGTTCGTCCTCGGCGGTGATTGCGAAGCGTTCGATGTCACGGACACGAGCTTCCTGCAACTTGCGAATGACGTTCGCCTGCGCCCCACCGAGTAGCTTTTCGGCCTCGAACCCCGGCCTGAACGACTTGCCGAGTGCGAGTTGAACCTTTGTGACGCCTCGCCCTATTTTCGGCAGGTGTTGGGCATACATGGACGCCATCTTCGCGGCCCGGATCGTCGCCGGCAACTTAATAAGTTTTCCCGCCGCGCCGAGTATCGGCACCGCAGGGTCGAGGCCAACCGTCATGGCGAAGGCAAGCGGTGTGGATTCGATCACGTCGAAGTAGGTTAGGCGGCGTTTGAACCCACGCTTCGCGGCTTCGACAAGCGAACGAGGGCGTGCCCCGCGCTGCCGACGTTGACCCTCTTCGATCATGCCCGCAAACGGAGCGATTGTGAATCGTTCCATGTTCGAGAACAGCCGCATCAACTTGTTTGCGGGTGGTTGACGCGTGGCCGGGAGTCCTGTGAATCCACCAACGGGCATGGTCTATTTCCTCTTCTTTTTCTTCCTTCTGGCTGCCCTGCGATTGAGTTCAAATGTGGCAGCTTGGTCAGGGGTTGGACCTCCGCTCGTCCGCGGAACCTGAAATCGAAAATCCGCAAAATCCTGTATTGGTCCCGGCACAAGGCTGCGCCTCGGAGCCGGAGGCCCAAAAGCACCCGGATCCGGTATCACCGTCGACGAGAACTGCGGCGGAAACACGTCCGATGGTACAGGCGACGGCGCAGGAACAAACGCGCCGGGTCGTGGAACCGGGAGTCGATCCGACGGTGCCCCCGTCGGGGCAAGATGAGGCGCAACCTTCCCGGCGATACCGGCCCCAATGGCACCGATCCTCCGTAGATTTGAGGGGTTGAATGGCCCGGCCCCGGGGATGGCAGGCGGTAAGCCGCCTGCGCCACCAACATCCCCTGTAAACCCGGAAATCTCAACCAGCCGATCTTCAACAATTCTCTGTAACTCTTCGGGGTCGTCGGTCACGGCGAGTGTTGTAATCATTGCAACAAGTTCCGATGTCGATACAAGCTGGTCGGGTGCAAACTCATTCGCCCCGATAAGCCCATTAGCTACATCACCGGGAATGTGCTTCACCGCTTGCAGGTTCTCGGTTGAGCCCGCATTTCGGTCGGATTCATGGAAGGCGCCCCGTGCGACCCCCGCCGCAAATTGCGATGGAAACTCACGGGCAAAATTGCGGATTGCCGTATCCCCCCGCGCCTCGTTAACTGCGACAACAGGGTTTGAGTGAATCCCTGCCATCAGTTTCTCTATAGCACCGGCCCGAGGTTCTGGCTCGGTGCCGAAGGGAATAATCAGGTCAATTTCCTGCATGATTTTCTTGAAGTTCGGTGGTCTGCCAGCATCAGCGTTCGCGTCGTCCATCCGATCCCGAAGTACCTTTAAGTCTCCCCCGCTGATCGTCGGACCCAGCAACCTGGCAACGTCCTCCCCAAGAGCCTCAAACGTGAGCTGCCGCAGAAGTGGCGACACGTCCTGATCCGGGTCGACAGCATCAATACGTTCCTTGACTCGTATCTCACGTTCTTCGATGTTTGCCTTCCGAGCGGCTTCTGTGGCTGTCGCCCGCGCCACGTCTCTAGCGATTGATTCTTGCTCGGCTACTTGCAGCGCCATCTCGCGTGACTGGAACCCCGGCGGAAACGCTTCGGGAACCCCGAGGTCCTGGCCGATCCTCTGCCGGACCTCGTTGCCAATTTCCAGCCCGCGTGGGGTCAACTCCGGCGGTGTCTCTACGGGCGGCGGCCCACCCTGCCCCCGTTCCCGTGCCTTGAGTTGCCGAATGGCAAGATAAGCCCGAAGGCCCCCACTAAGGAAGCCGCCAATAAATCCTTGTGCGCCTGATCGTTGTGCGTGTGACATCGTTTACTCTCCCTTACAGCATAGCCGCTAAGATGGCAAGGCTCGCTATACTTCCGCCCAATTCGGACCAAAATTCCCAGTCATTGTTTCCCTCGAGATCGTGTTGGAACCTCAAAAGCTGTTGCTGAAACGCCGCTTGCTGGGCCAGTGTGAACATGCCCGTTATGAAATTAAAGACGCCCCGCTCGAACGCCTCAATCTCCCTGCGTTGTGCTTCAAAAAGCTCTGCCTGTGCCCCTGCGACCGTCGAAGCAACCTGTCCGGCGCCGGCCGCATTGATCGCCTGAATCCCAGCCTGTTCGACGCCCGAGAACGCCAGCCCACGGCGACCCGCGCTGGACTGAAATTGTGCCTGTGCCTGCGCGACCTGCTGGCCGATCGCCACGTTCGCTGCCCGACTGATAACCCCGGCCTGCCTCTGCCTGTCGAGTGCCTGCTTCTGTACCAACCCGAGGCGCGCCATTGCCAGAAACATATCCTGTCTGTTCCCTGACGCCTTTGCGTCATTGACCTTGCGGATAGCGTCGGCCACGGCCGGATCATTCACAACGCTCTGATCGATGCCGGCCCGGAACTTTTCGCCTTGTGAGATTTGCTCCTGGTTCCTCCGTCGAATGAACGCCGCGAATTGCTCGTCACTCATATTTTTGAAAAGGCTCCGGTCGATGCTTCGAGCACTAATTCGGTTCCCGTGTGCATCCACCGGCCCCAACAGAGTTCGGAGGCCAGCCTTCTTTCTCCCTTCTTCCCTTCGCCGGTTGAAGTCCTCCGAGAAGGGGCTCGGGAGCGTAAATATATCTGTGTGCGCCATGTTATGCCTCCACGAGAATATCTACCGTCGCCACCATGTCCGAGGAAAGGTAGAGAAAAGTATCGTCAGCCCGGCGCGTCTCTTTAATCGAAGCCGGGGTATCAATCTGTTCGATTAAACCAATGTCCACGTCAACGGTCCCCGATGCGGTTAGAAAAATGTTCGTGCCGTTAGGTGCCGTGCTCTCCCATACATAGCCGCCGCCAGCCCCCCCATCAATCACTTTGATCCAGTAGTTATCGGGTGCCGCCGAAAGACCGTGCGCGATCGTTGTTTCTGAGGCCGTAACCTCCTTCGCCAGCAGGTTTGTTACCTTCGGGCGGTTCTCACTCGTTTTCACGATCACGAAATACCAGTGGGGCGTCTTTTCCAGCCCGTGACCAATCAGCGTCTCAGTCTTATTGACAACGCGGTTCTCCAATTTCACATGCCGCAAGTGTCCGGGGTGCAGCGCACCCGAAACCTCGGCCTGTGTTATTTGCTGCGTGAGAATCGTCTTTAGCGTATTAACCGCGGCCGGATCGACCTCCGCTTTCGTAACCAGGCCCCGATCGTCCTGCGTGACCAACACCGGCAAATCAGGTAGTCGTGTAAACCGCCCCATTAGTCGCTATGCTCCACGGGTTCGTAATGTTCTTCCTCTAAAGCCCCATCTTTCCACCGCTCTGGAACAAGATGCCAGGTGATTCCATCAAAAATAATGCGCTCTGGCTTCTTCCCGTCACAGGTCATTCCAAGCCACATCGCCTCCATCTTTTCTTTCTCCATTAGTCGTCCCCCACGAGAATACTTTCCTCGATTATGTACTTAAATTCAATTCCCTGTATGCTGATCCCCGTCGCCGCCGAACTCCCGGTCATTTGTATTGCAACGTGACTCATGCGTTCAAGTTCCATCTTGAACGCCTTGCGCTGCTGCCACGCGAGCGTAGTGATACTCCCAAGACTAGAAGAAGAAACTCCCCCGTCGAGAATGAAAGTTGCCGATACCGTCACCGTCGTTTCGAGAAGCACGATGATCGCCGCAAGTTTCTTTACCTGGTCGGGATGATTGAAATCAAGGGCTCCCGTCGTTGCCGTCCAATCTATGTTCGCCCCGTTGTCGCTGTCCGCGCTGTCCATCAGGTGAAAGTCGGCGGCGGTAGCCGCGTCTGTACACCCGAGAATATCGGGGATCGCATCCCCTTCCTGAATCATAAGCAAATGATTATAAACAACCGCCGTCCCTCCGTCCTTGTACTCGTGCTCCGACCACGCATCGGTAATAAAGCTGTAAATCAATACGGTGGTGTCGATCGCAAGCCAATATTCCCGGCGCTTCGGATAATAGGTCGCGCAAGCAACATTCTTCTGCGCGGCCGTGAAGCCTTCGAGGATGTTCCTGATTTCATGCGTGCGAATCTCTTTCGGCACCGTACCGTCATAGACGTAGACCCCTCGATGAGAGAGCCACATCAACGCCCCCTCGGCAACAATCATCGTCTCCGGGGCAATACACCCAACGGCGGGGGTAATCATCTCAATCTCGAAATCCGGTACGCCGGGAAGTGTTTCGTTATCGCCACCGGCTACGCGCCAGAGTGCGTTCGCCTTTGCGACTACCAACTCGCGGTTCATCAGGGACGCAATGACCGTGATCGGCCCGCCGCCTTCCCTGTTTCCACCGTAGCCAATCGGAAGGAAGCTCGTCTCGCGCACCCTTTCCGGCTCAAGGTATTCCGAGAAATACAGGTAGTGCGGGTCTGCGGTTGTTCGTGCCGACCACATACGGTTCTTGTGGGTCGCGGCAAAGCGGCACCGTGGCGGCTTATCGAATCCACCGTAGAATATCTGAGCGGGTATATTCGAGGTTCGCCTTCCAAACGTAAGCGGCGTGTTCCCGTCGTCAGTGAACAGCACATCACCCACACTCGCAACATTGAACACGGCAGTGGTGATTGAGGTCAGGAACCAAAACGCAGGGTCTTTACTCGTGGAAATAACCCCGCTGTCGGTCGCCTCGGTGCGGTAAATGTTAATCTGTACCGTGTCGGAAGTGAGGTTGTCGGCCCCCTTCTTAATCTCAATTTGTTTATTGGTTGCCGTTGTGGTTTCTTCCGCCTGATTAAAGGAAACTCCCGACAGGATAAGTGGCACCGACTCAGAAAGGAAATCTCCATCCAACTCAAAGTCAACGGTACAGCGATAGGTGTACGTTTTTAATTCCTCAAGGTTGCCGCCCGAAATCGGCGCGTTACTGTCAATGGCATTTAGGTCTGGATGAGAAATATCCGAGGTGCGTATCTCCGGGGTCGCACCCCTGTGATATACCTTTATATCAGCCGCGTCCGACATGCAGAAAATCGTGTCGCGCCACTGTGCGAATCGTAGGTATCCGTCTGCCGACTCGGTGAGAGTCGTCCGGCTCGCAAAGGTGCCGCCTCCCTCGTCACTGTAAATCGTGGCCGGCGCCGACCCCGACGCCGCAATCACCTGTTTGTTGCCGTCCGTCTCTTCGTGACGATACGCACCCTTAACCGCACCACCCGGCCATGTCGTCTCGTATTTCGAGAAGCCCTTACGCGGAACGAGGTAGCCGCCCTGTTCGACCCGAAGATTCTTGAGGACGGCCAATTCGTTAGGCTGTACCTTGAAAGTTGGAGAGAACGAGTTTAATCCCAGCGGCCAGCCACGCACCGAATATGTCTGTTGCTTCGCGTCAGCCATTATTTACCACTGGTAATCGCTGTACCCCATCACATCAATCGTCGAGAATGGCCCGTCGTCTTGATCGGACGCCATGAGCTTCTTGTGTTCTAATATTTCCTGCTCATAGAGCGCGTTCAGGTCGGCTGCAAGCGCCCGGTCTTTGAGTTTGAACGCGAGGTTCATCGCCACCCGATAGGCAAGCGCCGTATGGGCGTGAACAAAAAGTTCGGGGGACTCAGTGTCGGCCGACATATCATCGCACCGCTGAAAATAACGGATCACAATGCCATCGGTTATTACGGTGTTCGGCACCGGATAGAGCCCGATGTCGCCTGGTGGCTGCGTGTCGTCGGTGTTTGAGGTGCGCCCCAACTCGATCGTATAGTATTCCGGCTCGGCCTGCTGGGCAGAGGCCCCGAAAGAAAGCGCCTCGAACTGGTCACGGCTTCGGTAGATCAGCTTCTCGCGCCGGTTCGCATCCACCTGCAGGTAGACGTTCTGCATCTTGAGAAAGTCACTCGGCAGCGAATACCTGTCTGTGCCGACAACCGTGTCGATCGTTCGGAACGTCAACAGCTTCGCGGCTATGGAAACAAACGGCATGACGCTGTTTATCATGTCATCAATGTTCGGGTCTGTAATAGCCGAGTTGCCGGACTTCTCGGCGAGAAGCACGCGGATGAAATCTTGAAACTCAGAGCGTATCATGGAATCACCTTCTCCGTGCCTGTAGACGCTGCAATAGTTTTTTCAGTACCCGTAGCCGAAGCGATCGCCTTTTCTGTCCCCGTAGCAGTCGCAGTCGTCTTTTCTGTTCCTGTGGCAGCTGCAATGATTTTCTCGGTTCCGGTGGCGGCATCCATCGTCTTGTCGAAGTCTCTATAAAGATACCCGCCTGACAGCGCCAACGATGTGCCGTAGTTGGTGTCCACGGTGACATCGACGGCGCCTGCGACGTGAGCCGGGGTGTCGATGGTCATGGACCCGTCGCTTGTGACGTTCGGATTCGTGCCGGACACGCCGTCGAACTTCACGTCCGGCGTCCCTGGGTTGGCGTCCAGAAAACCTTCGCCCGTAATCGTGACGGTATCTCCGCCGTCCACCGTCCCGTTGTCTGGGGACACTGCCGTGATCGTCGGAATCTTGACGTAGTAAACCCACGCTTCGGCGGCAACCGCGTATAGCGTCGTCACGCCCTCGTCCCAACTTCCCATCGCCAGCGTTTGCCACTGAGTTTCCATCACCTCGGCTTCGGCTTTGGTGAAGTCCAGTCCGGTGTATTTCGGCCACGTCAACACCCGTTCTACGTTGTCGTCTACCATCACTTCTTGCTGATTGGGCCAAGGAGTGAGAAACGATCCGTTGATCTTGAAACGTGTCCGAATGGCGGCGTCGGCATCCCCACCAATGAGTATGAAGTCCGTCGCCCGGTACAGGAGTTTGGTTTGCAACTCGACCACCCGAACAAGATCGGTCGGGAGGTTCGTGGCTCCTGATATTAGTTGCTTCTGAAACTTTTGTGTTTCGGTTTTCGGCGCGCTTCTCGTGCCGCAATAGTTCGCATCGGACGTTAGGATACCCTCATCCCACTGAGCCCAATTCGGGGCTCCCGTCCTGACACCGAACCAGCCGCTGCCGACCGCAACGTTCCCGACCATTTTCACAAGGTAGAGCACTAATCATGTCCTCCGATGTTGCCTACTTCTTCTTCCCCTTTTTGCCGCCAGAGACTTCCGGGGCGACTATCTCTTGTTCGAGCACCCCCGTCTCAACGAGATCGTCGGCTTCACCTTCCATCATCCAGATCACGTCCCCCGGAGAGACATCGCCGGGGAGTGCCGGCAACGGGATGCCGAGGCTGTCGAACGCACGTATCCGTCGCGTCGAAAGCGCGGTAATCACGTTGTACTTGGTGAGTTCCAGTTCAATTTTCACTGTGTACCTCCGTATACCAAGAAATGCCGCGGAGCCACCACCCCGCTCAAACCCGACTACAATACGCATTTACCCGTCCCCGCGTAGCACGTCAAACTGGCCGCAGGACGATAATCTGTCCAGCGGCGGGCACGCCCGATGCCGTTACGGAAACACCAAAGACGCCCGCTTCGACCCCTGTTACTGTGTCGTCTACTTCGCCTGCCGTTGCCGAAGCATACACAAGTATCCCGGTTGCGACCGACCCGGTTGTTCCCGCGAGACAGAGAATGTACGGGCCGACCTTCGCCCAAAAGTAGTCGCCGCTGTCTATTGCCGTGACAGCGACACCAATAATCGCCGCCGTCTTGACGATCCCCGTACACTTCACGACCGTTGGGACGTAGAACGTGCGATTAAGCACCGCGGCGGTCGCATCAGGAATCACGACTTCGCCCAGCGCAATCGCCGCTGCCGCCTTGCATTTAACCCACTTGCTTTCCTCGTTGTCATAGGCAACGTTCCCTAGTCTCAGGTCCGCTTCCGTGTCAGATTCTACCGCCAATTCCGTCGATGATAATGTTTGAACGCTCATTCTTTCCTCCGTGCGGTTTTTGGCCTCCATGCCATTGTTGTTGTCGTTTATCCGTCCCGGCGAAGCACGTCTACAAGGTTCCCCGAAGCTGTGGTCAGCGCCGTCCCGAGGTTTGCACCCTCCAAACCATCGGGCAGTGCTGATACCTTCCCAAGAGCTGCGACATAGACCCTGGAACCTACGACTATCACGCCATCGGAAACAACTTGCTCCACAATCGGGCCAACCATGCACCAGAAGAAGTGTCCGACCGTGATATTTTGGCCGGTTTTGTTCCAACCGATTGCCGAGTCGCTTTTCCCCGCCACCCCGGCGAACGCCCACGGAAGCAAGTAGCCCCTTTCTTTTGTCGCGGCTGTTGCGTGGGAATAAGTCACCGTGTCTGTGACAATCGACGACGCGGCTTTGCACTTGATGTACTTGCGGCACAAATCGTCGTAGATCACATTTCCCGGCGTCAGGTCGGCTTCATTTACCGAACTCGTCGTTAGTTGTGCGTTGGATATAGTTCGCATCACACCTCCTTTTTCGCTCTAATGTCCCGCGCGGGGCCAGCCTTGATCCTGCTTCTGGCTCCTCCCACGTCGCCCCGTGCATATTGCCACCAGACACGGCCGACCCCGCGCAGCTACTCGCTCGACGCCCCTAGAGGCGCGTCAGGATTTGACACGTCGTTCCGGTCGTGGCCGCTGCGTCGGTCAGATACGTCCCGAGCACCGAGAGGGCACCCGTAACGAGGTCGTCCGTCTCCCCGTCCGTCCCAGAGCAATAAGCCGGGCTTCCGGTCACAACGGCGGCAACGTCACCCGCAAGGGCGTCTACAACCGGGCCACTCTTTGCCCAAAAGTAGTCGCCCGACGTGATCGCGGATCCCGTGTTGTTGAAGCCAATAACCCTCGGGGTGTCAGCAATGATCGCCGACCTGATGACCGTTGGGACGTAGTACCCACGAGTGAGTACCGCGTCGGTCGTGTCTATCATGCACGTCTCGTTGACTGCAATCGCCGCTGCGGCCTTGCACTTGGCGTACTTGCTTCCCCGCTCGTCATAAATGACGTTGCCGGGCTGCATGTCCGCTTCGGTTGTGAACGCGGTTGTCAACTGACGTTTTGAAACTGTCTGCATTTTTTTTCCTCCATGTTAAACAGAGCCGAGGGGCACGAGGGCGCCCCTCGGACCATTTACCCGCCTTCTTAGATGAAGTTCTTGATGAGGCCACTCCGGCGCGGGTCACGCACCATAAGGGCACCCATCCAGAAGAACCATCCTACCCGAACGTCCTGATCGTGCGGCTCCTTGAAGCCCTCGAACCGGAAGTTTCGGTCCTTGTGCGAAACCAGGTCAAAGTCCTCGCTACGCAGCCCAATGACCTGCGCGAGCGCCGCCGAGCCGGTCGGCATGTGGCGATCCACAAACACCGGCTGTCCCTTCAGGAACCCGACGATAACGAATTGATCCTTCGCCATCTGCGTCGGCTGACTCGAAATGTAGCGTTCCTTCGTGTCCGTCAAGTTATCGACCTTCTCGCCCTGGTCGTTGTGGAACAACCACTTGTTCAGATGGAAGTTGCCATCCACACACTTGTACCAGAGCTTGTTGATGTCCGCAGCCGCAAGCGCGTCCCCGCCAGCATCCACAATATTCCCGCGCCAGTACGTGCCCAGCTTCGGAATCTCAAGAACGGTATCACTCGCTACCGGGTACGTGTTGTCCCCCAACAGGCGCGAGATACTGTGAACTGCTTCGTCCGAGTCGCCCCACGCAACCGGGCTTGCGGTGTTGTCGTAGAACAGCATCGCCTCGGCAACCGAATCCATGATCGCCCGTCGGGCGGCCGTGGTTCCGTTTTCGAGGATGTCGAACACCTCTTCGGGGCCACTCGCTCGCATGAGTTCGGGCACCGAAATGGTGAAGTGCTGCCGTGCCAACTTCCACTCGCTCCGGGCACGGGTGAACTTGTCCTCGTTCGCCGTGTTGCCAGGCTCGTAGTCGGTGTAGAAGCCGTCTTTGGTGAATTGATAGGTGAGTGTCTGCGAGACGCGGTTTCCGCCGCGTGGCTTTGATCCCTGCTTGTGAAAGTCCGTAAGTATCGGATGCTCGTTGAACACGATTTCCCGATGCTTCGGCTCAAACCAGTCATGGATCATGGCCGACATCTCGTCGAAATTGGTATTCGGTCCAGCCATACCCGTCCCTCCCACGATTTAGAGGTCGTGTTGATTGTCTATTTTATCGCGGAGGAAGGGCGCGTGCGGGTGCGCTAAACGAAACCCATACCCCTGAGTCTCTTCAAACCGCCCTCGCGGTGCTCGTCCTCCGACATTTTTGAGACATCGGGCGCTGCCGGTCGCTGGGTCGAAGATTTCGTGGGTGCCGAGTAGATGTCTCGGTTCTTGGTCATGTCGTCCGCCGTCTCGGCGCGGGTCGTTTTCTTTGCATCCGCGACAAGCTGACTTCCGAACATCCGCCAATACACCGATTCTACCGACTCACCCGTTCGATTCTTCTCTTCCAGTACCGACAACTCCATGTCGTCTGAAAGCGGAAACTCCTTTCGAATCCGGTCAAAATCGCGCTGATCGTCCGCCGCATCCAGCCGCGCCACAATCTCGTTCGTTTGCCGATTGTCTATCGCGGGAATCGCAGCCTGCGGCTGTGCTCCGTACTGACCAGCGTTATATCCCTCGTCAACGAGAGAACGGAACTGCTGGTCGCCGTGATAGCGTTCGGAAAACGGTCGATATGATTCCTCGAGTTGCACCCTCGCCTGATTTGCTTCAAAGGCTTCGCGCTTGCTCTCGGTTGCGGTTCGATGCGACTCGTGGGCCATCTTGACCACATCGCCAAGTTTCATCCGCCGGTTAAGGCCCGGTACATCCACTTCTTCAGAAGCCCATGCGGGTTCTTGAGCGTGTTCCGGGACCGTTTCCGGCGTTTCGGAGGACTCACCCTGGGGTGTTCCGTCTACTGTGTCGTTAGCCATAACCTTCTCTCTCTATCCCCCTAGAACGCACCACCCGGAGGCGGTGCCCCGCCCGGCGACGGCACTATGCCACCACCCGGAGGCGGAAATGCTGGTCCCTGTCCGGGCGCCGGGGGAAATGGCGCCCCTTCTGGTGCCGGGGCCGCTCCGGGTGCGGTTCCTGTGACCTGTTCCAGAAAACTTTTCAGGAACAACAGGAATTGCGTTACCACTTCGCGGGTTTCCGGCGTGGGTCCAGCTTCAACAATCGCTGCCATAAACGTCTGTGCGGCCTGATCGACGCCCCCACCTGTCGGTACGGGCGCTATTCCCTGTGGGGGCGCTATCCCCGGAGGGGGTGCGGCAGCCAACGGAGGGGGTACTCCCCCCTGCGGGGGCGGTGGTGCTTGACGAATATCAAGTCCCGCCTGTGCCGCTGCACGCGCCGGTTCCGATCCACCGCCCGAAGGCGATGAGGGCTTAAAGGGCGCTCCTCGGTTTTCTCGTGTAAATGGTGTCGCCATATTAGCGGCCACCTCCCAATGTAAGTACGTCGCTGCCGCCCGGAGGCCCTTCAAGGGAGCTTAATGTAAGCTCTCGTTCCGCATCCCAAAACGGCTTCATGCGGGCTATAATCTGTTCCTTGTTCTGGATATCCATATTCTCAAGATAGGCCAACTGATCGATCACTTTTTGCCCGACGGCCCATTGGCGTTCCTGCTGTAACGCCACACGGCTCCGGGGTCGGTTCACCCCGGCCGAGATTTCGATTTCAAACTCGTGCGCGCCGACGTTGTTGATACCCGGCACATCGCTCCCCTTCTTGCTCGCAAACTTCTCGTCGTAATGAATCCCGGGTTTATAGAAGCGAGCGTACATATTTATCAGAAACCGCGAGAGATTTTTTGTCATCGCCTCGAGCGACTGGCTTTTGCGCTTCATCCGCGTATCCCCGGCTTCCTGCAGGAGCTCAACCCCCGCGGCGCTTTCAATCTGCCCGGGCGCGAGGCCACGAGTGACTTCGTGGACTCCGACCAGTGTTTCGAGGTTTTCCTTCTCGATTTGAAGCGACTCGAACGCTGCTGCGGGCGGCGGGTGCGGCACCAATTCACGCACCGCCTGTACGTCCCCGACCAGAATCCACGCCCCGACCTCGTTCGTCATGCGGCTACGAACGATGTTCGCACGATGGTCGTAGAGTTTCTGCGGGTGCATGTGGCGATTCATCCAGTCGTAAATCTGATTCTTTCGGATATTGTACTGTTCTTGTGCGGGGGTTGCCTGCTGCAAGTCGCCCATTCCGTAGGGGAGGCCCGCAAAGTAATAGTTGCAAAATTCGAAATATGGCAGGCCCGGGAAATGATTTTTGTCGTCACGAAAGACGAGATTCGTGCCCTCGATGTACTGCAGAAGCCGCCCGTCGGGGTAGCGTTTCTTGAACGCCGCCTCAGTCTTGGGCTTTTGGGTGCGCCGGTCGAGTATCGGGCTACCGCTGTCCGCGTCGATAATTTCCACCTGTGTTTCCATAAGTGCATCGTCATAGAACCAAGCTTCGACGAGCGGGATGGTTTTGCGCTCTCCCACCTCTTGTTGCTGCATGACCTCGAAGAACCGCACCGTGTTCGTTGACGCACTCTCGCCCGCCGCCGTCGGCACGATCGCCATAAGTTCCTGCTGTAGCCGCTCTGATTTTGCTTTTTGTTCGGGGCCACCAGTCGTGGTGAACATATCCATGATTCTGTCAAAGAGTTCGGGGTGCTCGCGTGCAAGCGAGAGTCGGTCGACGGCTGTCACCTCGTAGATGAGATTCATATCTCTTACGTTTGACTTCCCGGCCTCCTGAAACATATTGCGAACGTCCGGGTTAATGATCTTAACGTCCCCGTATCCGCCATATGCCTCGTCGTCCCACACGCACTTGAGCCATCCCTTGCCGGCGTAGTAGCCGTCGAACGTGACCCCGACGAGATGTTCGCAGATGTCGTTTCGGACAAGTGTGCGGTTAATGAGGCGCGAGAGTTCTTTTGAAATCTCTATCCAGCGTTCGGCGTGGCGCCCGAAGTCGATCTCGGGACGCAAAACTGCAAACGGGCAGGAACCCGTAAGGTTGGGAATAATGGTTTCGAGTTCCGAGAAGAGGAAGTTGGTAACGGTGTTGGCCTGTTTGCCGGAGCGGTTTTTTTGCTTCTGTTCGCCGCGAAGCCAGTCGAGGTACTTATCCCAATCCTTGTCGACCTTGCCGCGCTCGTGCCGGGCCTCTTTCAAACCCTGGTCGGCGGCGCGGATCGTGGCGCGAAGCTCTACTTCCTTTTCCTTCTTCTCAGCCTTCGTGGGCACCTTCAAATCCTCCCGGGGGGAGTGTGCCACCCTCGCTCTGTGTTGTCACGCGGTCGTAGACTTTGAGGAATCCTTCGGGTAGGCATTTTGGCATGTTGCGGTTTTCGACCCGCTTCTGCTCACTCTGGCACTCTTTCAAGGTCATGTTGCCACGTTCCTCAACACCGGCAGCCTTCATAAGCGCCTGGCGATGTCGCGGCCCCGTGATTTCTCGGTCAAGCCCAACGTCATAGTATGTCCCGTAGACAATTACGTTCGGGAGTCCGATGATAATGTTCACCACACAACCACAAGCGGTACATCGCGCCCCGTGGCAATCGGCAACCGCCCGTTGTTCCTCAAACTCAAACCCGCAAGTCGGACACTCGTAATCGTACCAAGGCATATATACCTCAATATTTTTGGTAAGTTGGTTTCACAGACACCATAGAAGATAACCCACAATGTTGGTCAAGGTGTTTCTTGTTTTCCGCAAAAATTACTAGATCGACTTCCAAGAATCGTCGCCGCGATCGAGCGGGTGCCCCATCCCAGCCTTGAGCATCGCCACCGTTTCCTGTTCCTCGGTGAGTTGGATACGCTTCTCGGATTTCATCGCCGGGTTGGAGTAGTACGTCACGTTGCAGAGCGAATCCAGCCCGTCCTTGCGACCGGCCGGAAAGTTCAAAATCTCTTCGTTCACCAGCCATTGCATATCGGGGCGAAGCCAAATTTTCATATTATGGAACTGCGGAACGAGTGAGCCGCGGATCCGGTCAACCTTACTCGCCTTCGCCGGATAGCTCACCCACTCGACCGGCAGCATCATTCGCTGCCCGCCGCGGCCAATCAGGTGCCCGTACTGATCGATCCCCTCTTTAATGTGTGCGCGATCGTATTTCTGGAGAAGCACCCGGATTACCCCCGGAAACGTCATGTACTGACGATAGAGTTCCTTGATTGAGGTCGTGATCGTACATCGCGCCCGAAACGACTCGATCACGTAGTAGTTCCAGTCCTCATCCACGTCGACCACAAAAATCGCCGTAAAATCGGGGCCGCCAGCGGTGGCGCGGAACCCGATGTCCGAACGCTCGGTCCACGCGAAATCACCCGTGATATAGCGGTTCATCTTCCGCCCCTCGAGCATCTGAGGCGTCCAGTATTGAACGTGCTTGTGGTGGAGCTCGATGTCCTTGTCGGCTATCGCCTTGAGCATATACTGATTTGCGTAAATACGTCGATCCTGCTTCGTCTCAATCGCCTTCAAGCCCTCTTCGGTATAGATGGTCGGGAAGTTGATGGACTGGTTTTTTTCGTTACGAGCCGGAATTTTGAGGATTTTCAGCCGCTTCGATGGCGGCAACCTGCTGTTCATATCCTCAAGGCGCTTATACACGTCGGTATTATGCCAGCGGGTGCAGAGGATAATCTGTTCCCCCAAGTCTCCCGGCGTCTGGATGGAGTTCAGGAGCTTCCAAAACTGAAAACACACCTCGATCTGCTCGGCAGAGGTTGACATTGATTCAGCCTGGAGGTCGTCGAGTATTAAGAGGTCGAAATGGAACCCCGTTCGTGGTGCTTTAACAGAAATCGGTGCATAGGTGGGCGCGGCAACGGTGGGGTCGGCGCGAAACTGGCTTGTGATACCGTTGACCGACCATCGAACCTTATCTGCCCCGGCCCCCCGATGGTCGCCGGCAAGGTCGATAAATGGCTTTGACCACTCGTGGAGGTTCTTGACCGACGTTACATTCTTCTTTGCGAGTTCCATATTCTCAGAGGCAAACAGAATCGTCAAAGAAGATACACCGGTACGAACATACTCCTGTGCGACACGCCACGATGCGTAACCCAGCGCCCCAATTGTTGACTTGAGGCTGTAGCGGGACGCCTGCAGCATCTTGTACCTGTCGGACCCGTGTATATATTCGAGGTCGACACGCTTTTGGACTGTTTTCAGTGATGGGGGTCGCCCGGGGCAGGCAAGGAACTCGCACATGAGCTTGTGTGCGTAATGGTCGATCTTGTCGGGCGCCTCCCCGACGTTCGACATGACAACATCCTTCATGTAGGCGAAGAGGGAGTCACCGGGGGTCGTGGAGTCGAAGTAGGCGCGGCGCAGACAGTATTTAGCGAGGTCGGTGTACCCGTTTGCGGTCGCTTCTTTTGATCGTGCTCGCCATTCCTCGAAGCTGCCCGATAAACTCTGAAACTCCTGCATCTCGGGGGCCATCAGGGGAATCATGGACGGTGATTCGTTTTTGTTCTTTGCCACTGATTATCGACTCCTCCGGTTCGGTTTCAGCGAAGAGGTAGCTCGCCAATCGCTTCAGAAACCGATCGTCGGCCAAAAGATATGCTGTCAGGCTCTCAAGATCAGCGTTCGAGAGTTTAGTTGACAACCGTTTCGGTTTCTGCGACCTTTTTGATATGGATTTCACTTTTCTCACAGGCGTTGTTGTAGGTGCCGCGCTCACCGTTCTTATTTTCGTTCTATCCTTTATCATCCTCTGGCGAGTTTTGCAAACCCGTCCGGGACAGTCAATGCTGAAAGTAACTACCGGTGTTGGCCCACGCGAGGAATATCCCGCGCCGATCACGATGGACGAAATGGAAGAGATGGAACGCAGGCGCCAAGCAATAGGCCCCGGCACGTCTTAGTTTCCGGGCGTTCCCCGGGTCGCACCTACCAGAAGCTTACCTCTTTTGGCTGGAACGTCTATCTACCTCTAGCGACCCGGGTGCCCCGGGATAATTTCCCATCAAACTCGCAATTCCCCACTTGACAGATCGTAGCGCCTCTGCTACGCTACAGTCATGGCTTATCTCGCTGGCATCCTCAATCCGAACTTATATGCGGGTCGCTGTGTGTCTCCCCTGACTACCTTTGGTGTCAGTGAAGATAAGCCACATGCGGCGGCCCGTTTTTCTTCCCCCGGGAGATAACATGAAAGACCCGCACTTGAAATGGTATGGCCTCCACCACGGCTGGATCGGGCTCGGCATAAATGGCGTCGGTTTCCTGGTTGTGTTCTTCCACCCGTTTTGGGCGTGGGTACTGTTCGCCATTGGAGGATACTTGATGCTTGATGACATGATGCAGCACACGCGCCAACGCACTCAACCCGGCTACCGCTCTCCGGTGAACAAACTGTGGGGCGTCATCGTCAGGAAATGGAGGGAACGATGAGTAGGAACATTGCTTTCAATGAACGAAGGCGTAGGCGACTTAGGAAATTGTTCGACAAGCAAGGTGGCAAGTGTCATTGGTGTGGATGCAGAATGGAGTTGGCACAGATGCCAGATGTAGAGCGAAAGAAAATACCGAAACATCTCCGCCACAAATCCTGCGATGCCACATTAGAACACTTGGATTCACAACTCCATTCTGACCGGGGAAGGCATTCTTTGGCTCATACCGTGGCAGCGTGCTGGCATTGTAATAATAGTAGGGGCAAGGCGCAGGACATGGCGCTCCCTGTTGAAGAAAGGCGTCGTCGGTCGGGGCGGTACGGTAGGTGGTTCAGATGAAGCCCCCCTTTGACCTCACCGACAAGGCCGTGAAATTGTACGGGATAGAGAAGGGCGTGGTAGCGGAGGGTTGCATCATAATCGGGAAGCTGCATTGCTGGCAGGTCGGAATAAAACACGACAGACCGGGGTGTTGGATTCCAGTAAACGATTTGACGCAATGCGGCGCATGGCGCGAAGCGTGGGAGCGGTGGATTGAAAGGGTTGAACCGCTTGAAGGGCTTATAACGCCCCCTGACGGCGCGGTGTGGCTCGTGCGGCGGGAGTGTGAGTGTCGGAAACGGCACAGTAAAATTATCGCCGCCATCGAAGAACAGCAACCGACAATGGAGATTCACGGAATCATCAACTGCGAGTGCAAAGGTTCCGGCCACACGCACCACCTCGTGCGCGAAGATGCAGAGCCGATAGACTTTCGTGGCCTTGCGAAGTGGGAAAGCGCGGAGTTTCGCGCAGAGTATATGAAAGAAGCAGGCCTCGCGGGCCTGCACTTCATCATGCCGGAACGGGCGTGTGACGCAACCCATCAACTCGACGATGCGACCGGGCACATAATCGGGTGCGACTGCAACGGCACCGGAACCATCGCCCGCAAAACGTTCGACGTGTGGCGGGATGCGAAATGAAAATACACCTAAAGCGTGACGCAGGGTTGGGCTATACGCTATGCGGGCTACGGGATCGCTACGCCCTAAAGACCATCAGCGTGAACGACAAGCACAAGCGTGCGAACGGCTCGCTCTGTAATAATTGTACGCGAGTCGTCCGGGCGCATCGTTGGAACGTGAGGGTATTAAACTATGCTGTACCCGCCCGCCACACACACGACAAGGACGGTGACGCATGAACGCTGAACAACTTGCCGTTCCGCTTGCGCCAGCGGGACGGCTCCGCGACTTGGGCTTCCCGCAGGATGATAGCTATTTCGTACATATTCCAGTCAAGAATGAAGTACACATTATTGCCAGAGAGCAAATAGTTGATGTCCACCTTGAACATCGCATCATCGCCGCCGCGCCGACCGAGGGCGAGTTGATGGAATGGTTACAGAGCAAAGACAAGGAGATCGTTCTACTCGCCGTACTGACCGCGCTCGTCGAGGACGTGCTACGCGAAGCGAAGGAGGGGAGGTAATGCCGGGTAAAATGTACCTAGACGATTTGGCAGCCCGCTACAAAGGGGGCGAGCCGTACTGTCCATCAAACGGCACAGAAGGAGAGATGTTCTTCGATGTGTGGTGCAATCAGTGCAAAGCCGACAAGAAGTTCCGACAGACCCTTGACGGTGAAGATGGATGCCCGATCATTTCGGCGTCGATGCGTTTCGACATCAAAGATGAGTTTTATCCAAAGGAATGGATACACGACGGGAAGGGCCAGCCATGCTGTACGGCGTTCGACGCGCTACGGACAACGAAACAAGGGAGCAAAAGCGATGAGTGACAAGACACTGATACGGGAGCAGGCGTGGAAGGCAATCAGTGATATTCGTTACCAAAAACTTGGCATTGATGGGACGCACGAACTTTGCTGCAAACTCTCTGATGCCTTCGACGCACAACAAGCACAGATTGAGGATATACAACAGAAGCGGATTGAAATGAAACGGCGACTAGAAGAAATGGGGCGACAGGTTGACGCATACCGTAGCGGCGACAAAGCACTCCGCGCCGACAACATGGCGCTGCGCGAGGATAAGAATACACAAAAGGCCATCAACGTCCGCCTTGACACCTTGCGACAAGGGCTCCGTGCCAACAACAAGGTACTGCGTAAGGCGCTAGACGATGCAATAACCTTGCTGGATAAAGCGCCCGTGCCTTCTGATGTGAAATTACAGGAATGGCACAAGATAAAGAATGGTTTGAAAGCCGTCCTCAAACGCGCCGTACTCGACCGCGTCGGCGCACGGACCACGAAACAAGGGAGCAAAAGCGATGAGTGAACCAACCATAGGCGGGAACACGTTAGCAGAGTATGAGGCCCTATTTAAGTATCTCGAAGACAACACACCGAAGGGAGCAAAAGCGATGACTGACGACACGCTGACGCGGGATGATCTTTTGACGGAACTGCAACGCTACAAGTGCGCACATTATAGCGACGCGCGGCTAAAGTCTCGGCAAAAGATTCTCGACGCCTTCGACGCACAGCAGGCGCAGATCGATTCGTTGAAACTAACCGAAGGGATAGCCGACCGCGCTGCAACGATTGTTGAACGCTTGAACTGCGAACTCCGCGCCGACAACACGGCGCTGCGGGAGGCTGGCGAATATCTCTGTGCGGCGGCAGAAAACAAAGGCGTTGATGCACGTTGGAGCAGAGAATTTCGCGCCGTCCTCGCCCGCACCGGAACAGAGGGGAGCAAAAGCGATGAGTGACAAGACACCGACACGGGAGCAAGTGGAAGAATATCTCGTCACGATTGACACAATCGTGACAAAGAAAACTACAGGGAGTGACGTTGTTGCTGCCCTGCGTGCCGCCTTCGACGCACAACAGGCGCAGATTGAGGAACTGGAACAAGATGAGCGCGAGAGTTGGGCAACAAGCGAGAAACTCCGCGCCGACAACACGGCGCTGCGGGAGGCGGGGGAGATAGTGTATCGCAAGTATTGGGAAAAAGACAACGAAGGGCTTGACCTCTTGATTGCGGTTGAAAAACTCGGCACTGTGCTCGCCCGTGTCGGCTCACACACCACAAAAACGGACCCGGACAACGATGTGCTCACCGATGGCTTTGCTGCGCTAATGGAAGTTTGGAAATTACACGGGAAAGTATTGTCAACGGATAAGAAGTGGGAAAAGATCAACAAAGCACTCGCTGTCTTCGAACAAACGGGACGCACCCCGAACCCCGATGAGATTCAAGTAAGTTCACCCGCGTACGAGGATGGAGAGGCGAAGTAACCACAAAGGAGTCACCATGAAGATCCTGATATTCTGTATCATATTCCTGTACGCCCTACCTGCAACGGCTCAGGTCGTGGTACCGGGGCAGCGGGTCGGCGCGTTCGAGAACATGGTCTGGCGCGTCGACAACACCTGGCTCTATTCGGTGACGAACTATCACCCCGGGGGCGCTCTGACGATCGAGCTTGGCAGCAACCACCACTTGACTTACCCCCCGTTGCTGCCTGGAACTGACACTCGACGCCATCGCTCCCCGGCTATCCTTCTTGCGCCTGCCTACCAGCCGGCACCTATTTTCAGGGCGCCGCTTCTTACGGCCCCGGCGTTCAAGTGCCAGCCGTTACTCAAGGTCGCGCCATGACCAGCAGCATGAAAATCTCTGTCGTGCTGTGGTTCGATATGACGAAACGCTCTGCACCCATGTCTCAGCAGTTCAACAGTGAAGCGCCGCTGAATATCGTGTGGAACTGGATCAAACAGATGGAGAAAGATTTGGGGGAAAACGTGAGGAAAATCGAAATGTTTGAGGTGAAGAAATGAGCGGCATAGCTGGGATCGAAGAAAAGTTGGACACCCTGATTGCAACGATCGAACTCGCGCACGCCGCCGGCATACTCGGCGGAACCCCAATGTTCTCGGCAATAGAGGTTCGTAAAGACATCGACCCGGTGCTGCGGGCCGCGTGGGTAATGAAGCACTTGCTTACTGTGTCCAACGAAACAGTCAGCGCAGAAAAGGCAATGGTTCTTTCTGGATTTTTTGCAGCCATCAACGCTAGTACCGAAGCACAACGCGTGAAGAAGAAGATGGAAGAAAAGATGCGCTGGGAATGTTCCCATTGTGACTGGCGCGGTGACACGCCAATCCGCGGCAATCAATTTGACCCCGGTCCGTTTTGCCCGAAGTGTAGCGAAGATGTGCAACGCGTGAAGCAGGACATGGAGGCGAAATGAAAATCAAACGACTCATATCATGTCTGGAAATCAAGCAGTACGGGCGCATCCCTCGCGGATACGGAGTCGCATACTGGTGTGTCGACACTAGCGAGGCCATGTGTTACGTAATCCCGCTGAACTGGCTGGTGCGCTGGGCGCGTGCGTTCTATATTGGCATTTCTCGCCCGCGTCGAGCAAACTACTTGGAACGTGCCGAGGGGAAAATTGAGGACAGGTGGCGCAAGGTTTACGAGCGTCGGGCTGAAGCGGCTGAAGCAAAAACCGAAGGTGCCATCGAAATGCTTTGTCGTGTCCAAAACGCTATCGGTGGAGACTACGGGCGCTCGTTAATGGCCGACACAATGGACATGCAGTTGCGTTTTAACAAGCGCGAAAACAGGCGGATTACAGACGCCGAGAAAAGATGGAGGAAGGCGGGACGTGAAGGACCCCCATAATACCGGATTGCTCGACGACCCGAAGTGCAAGTGTGGCGAAGTCCTCTGCGATGAGAACCGCCTCATGTGCCTCGAGTGCCTTTGTGCCTTCTGCCGGGTGTGCGCGCACAAGCACTACGATACGGTCCACAACCCGGATCATTGCCGGCACACGCCAGGTGCGGATCGAGCGGCACCAAAGAGGTTTCGACGAGCCCGGTTGCGTATTGCATCGCCATTCAAAGAGGACCAGGAGAAACCATGACAAAAGCCCCAAAAAAGTGGACCCGCTACTATCATGGGGGGTATTTTGATGGCCAAGTCGACAAAAGCCACTTCCTCGGGATCCACGGCGTTATAATTCTCGAAGGAAATCGGCGGGCTATCTACGAATGGCGCGAAATCGACGGAGAAAAAAGGGTCGTCCACGGCTATTTCAAACGAATCGAGGAAGTATGACCAACATTGAGTGTGATGAAACCGGATGTGAGGACCACACGAACGCGAACAACCTGTATCAGTGGACCGTTATCACCGTTGAACACAAAGACGAAACCATGACCGTCCACCTCTGCCCGACTTGTTCCGTCAAGGCGCTCTCTCGCAGGGCTACGGCGCTGAAGGTTGAAAAAGCATGAGATTCAAGCACAAGACCTTTGGCCATTCCTTCACGATCAAAGCCCCGGAAACCCGCGCCGAATGGGTCGCACACCGGGAGTTCCTGCGGTTGAAACGTGAGGCAAAGGAAGTTCGCCAGAAACAACTCATGTGCTTCTGGCCCGAACGTCCCATGCAGTACCACCACGGGGATCCGGTGTTATGAAATACCTCGGCCCCGGTTGCTCAAAGTGCGGTGCGAGCGTCACGCATACCAGCGTTGAATTGGATATTCTTGGTCATATGGCCGTATCGGACATAGAGATTCAGTGTTTTCGACTCATAAAAGACCCCGACGCCCTCCGGCGTATGCTTATATGCCACGAATTTACGCTCGATAAAGACCAAGACGTGTGGTTCAAAGAGGCTTGCCCATGAAATACCTCATCCGTGCGTTCAAAAATGGTTGGCATAATTCGACCAAAGACGCCCCGATCATCGTCTCTGGTCACTCCAACAACATCTGGAAAGACCCGTGGTCATGGAATGGGCGGGCGCGTCGCTTCGCCTTCCGCCTCGGCTGGTGGCTCGGAAACCTCATCCCATTTATCAGATAAAACCCACAATACCGCAACTGGTTTGTTCCCTACTCGTTATAACCCTAAAAACACCCTTTTTTGTTAATAAGCCACTGAACACCCTAGTCATTGACCCATAATAACTTAAAAAAAAGACTTGACACTACCCCCCTATTTCTTGGTATAATGGCTCCGTACCCCTCTCCACAGTCCCAAAGGATAGGACCTACCAGCACCTCTTCCCTTTCTCTCTCGCCAAGTCGTTGACGTTACCACCCTATTCCTACTACGCGAACTCGCTACCTTAGTATGACCCCCTATCTCAATAGGGTCCCGACCTCCGGGCAGAATGAATATTCCCCCGTGGCACCGTGGCACACACTCCCCCACAGAAAAAAAAGAGGAAGATGAGGGGAAGAAATTTACCATTCTTCTACTGTGACGCGGGACTCCGCCAGGTGGGGGGTGCCCCCCCTTGTGATAAGCAAAGGTGCTACGCCAAAACGGAATCCATCCTTCCTGTTCCTGTGGTCTGAGGTGTCTCACCTCGAGGGCGATTGAACTATCTCTACTTCGAGGGAAATACTTTCAAGGTGGGGGTTGACATCTGTAGCGTGTGTGGTACACTGCAAGTGTAGATGGTAGACGTTTCAACCTTCAAGGATGGGGTGATAGGCATGGTAATCAAGAAAGACGGAGAACAAGAGATGGCTAGCATTCTAGAAACGCGCTCACAAGACAAGTGGATTCGTGAAGTAGACATTCTGCTAATGAGTGGAACAAAGCTAACCATAGTGATTTCCACATATGAGCTTGACCAGATAATGCACGCGGTTAAGGCTAAGGAGTCAAAATGAGAAGCCTGGCAGACAATCACGAAAGCCTGGCGCGGGCGATCCTCACCCGTTCGAGGTTAAAATACCGTGAGGTATTATCAGCCGTCAGGCGCGAGGAGTTGGAGTTGTATTTGATGGAACAGGGGTTTGCTCATCAGGATGAGCTCACCTCAGCGGACTGGCAGATTATTAACAAAGCGACTGATAAGGTAGAGGTGGAGTAGCGGTAGGAATCCCATAGGCACGTGTGACACGCAAGAAACCCCGGAACCAACTGAAGGTCCCGGGGTTTCTATTTATCCCCCTTTCGTGGTGGTCTGCCGCTTGCTCAGTCCTCGAGACGAAGCGGCATCAGGAGTGCTTGGGAATCCATACCCTCAGCGGATATGATTGCGGCACGGTCGGCACCGTCCACGGAGAATATCACTTCTTCCGCCCCGGCCGCCTTGTACTTGCCGATGATCGAATCCAGGTAGAGCACATTGAATCCGATTATGAACGGCTCATCGCTTGAACCGACCAACCGCCGGCAATAGAACGCCGCACTTGATTCGGTTTCCTTGTACTTCACCTCAACTGTGCCGCCGGATGGGGTGAGGGTCAGCGTGATTAAATGCGTGACGGATGAGGCAACCGCACACGCTACCTTTGTCGCTGCCTTCAGGGTTTCCACGTCTACTGTGTACTCCGCGCGGTTCGTGCCTTTCGGCATAACCTGTTTCCAGTCCGGATACAGGCCTTCCGCGCGGTATTGCATAACCGCCGAACCTTCCGCATTTTCCGCCCTCAGCTCGAGGAATCCTCCGCGTTCGTATTCGGACAGTGTGACCGAATCCCACGGCCCGACGGATAACAGTTTGAGCGCCTGAGGTGAAATCAGCATATCTTTCCCCTCAAACGGATCGGTCAGGCGGATCTTGGTCAGGCAGTGTCCGTCTGTGGCAATGAGGTGCCCATAAGGTGAGAGACACCACGCGCACAACGCAGGACGCGTCAAATCCGCGGACTCCGCGCCAGAGACAAAGCGCACGGCATCGCGAATACGGTCAACGGGCAGCTCGAGCGAACGCGCAACCTTGCTGGACAACATGCGAGGAAATTCCTCGAGCGGCTTTGATGCGTACCGCGCGGTTCCAGCGCCCACTTGAAACGTCACGTGCCCGTCTCCATTCTTCTGCCATTCCTGCCCCATGTGATTGAGCGCATACTTCCACGATAGCAGGGCAAGCTCACCCTCAGCGCCATCCTGGTTGTGAATCCGTACCTCGGCACCCAAGTCGAGGTTATTCGCCCTAAGGTGCGAGTATACACCCTCGACTGTGGGTCCGATCTCCACGCTTCCGAGGATCGGCAACCTCGACTGCCGTGGTGGCACCGTGCGTAATATCGCCTTTTCTAACTTCTCGTATTGTTTCAACATATCGAAACCCCTTTTGAAATAGTGAAACGTCTATCAAACCTATCAATAGAAGTGTACCATATATGCAACGTAATTGCAAGGTAAGATACTGGAATAGATACAGAAAACCCGCCCGGGTGATAGGCAACCCGGACGGGCGAGGCAAGCCAGGAGAGGCAGTATCCACCCCGGCCAGCCAGATTTACGACGACGAACTAAGCGGTTTCCTCGTCATTGTCATCGAGGGTTTCAAGGTGCTCATCGAGATAATGGCGAGCCAGCTCTTGCCAGTTGATCTCGTACAAGGCGCTATTCATCAAATCATTAAAAAACCCGGAAGCTTCAAGTGGATTCTGTCCTAATATCCATTTCTTCAGGCTTTTTTCAAGCAATCGCAGGGCCCTGTCATCGCGGTCTAGATACGGAGCTTGCAAAGGCGGATTTTCGCTGGCCTCCCACGCCTCTTCCGCCAGCTCCTGCCGAGTATTATAGCTACCCTCGTCGTTGTCGATCCACAGGCCTGCTAACCACGTTTCATGGTTGTACCAGCCGTTATACTCTTTGTGTTCCATATTTTCATCCCCTTTCGAGTGCGCGCACGATCCCTATTACGATGTGTGCGGCGAAGTAAACCACAGCGCCGCCGATGACCCACTCCGCGACCCGCTTCATTCGGTACTCTCAGCCTTGGCGATGGCGGCGAGCACCTTTCCCCGCACCACCATTCTGATAGATACGTCGGCGATGTTTGAATCAAGGACCATGCTGAGCATCGCCAGCAGATCCTCGTGGCAGTTCCACCGCTTAACAATTTCGCAAGCGTTGGCTATCGCAACGGCTTCTGGCAACTCAAACGTGGCGACGGCATTGTCAGTCCACGCAACCTCTCGTCCATCTTTAGCAACAATCAAAAACTCATTATTGACAGCAACGAAAAGCTGCCCCTCAGTGTGATTCGCCTTGGGGTTTTCACTGGTCCCGTATGCCTTGCACGGGTTATGCTTTGCCCAGTTCATTATTCGTCCTCCTTACTTCGGTTCCCTTGCCAGTTTCTCTGCTTCGACGATTGCAATGAGTGCTTCGGTGGAATCACCGATCAGCTGAAACCTCTTGGGCCACAGCCCCAAACTGCGTAAGTTCCTGTGTTCTTCTCTGACGGCCTCCCCGACCTCAAGAGATATCTCTAGCTTCCCATCGTCCAGCCCATGCATGAAGTCCTGCTGAGCATCACGCGGCATTTGCGTTAAATAGAACCAGTAGTCTTTGGTAATATTTTGAAGTTCATCGGCTTTCATTGTCTGTCTCTGTCGTCTTCGGTTTCACTCGCCGCCCTCGGCTTTTGCGATGGCGGCACGAAGCAGCTCTTGAAGTTCTTTCGAGATATGCTTATCCCAAAGATATGCCGCCTTGCACGCCGCCAGCAGGTCCGGTGCAGCGGCAAATACCGTCGGAACGGTGTATTCGTTACACATAGGGCACATAACCAACGATTCGTATGTATGGTGCTTACTCTCCATTGCCGTCTCCATTCGCTTCCTCGCCGGCAAACACCTTGATCTCATCGAAGCACTCGACGATTGCCCGAGCCTTCCGACGCCCGAACGACACCACCGGCCGCTTATCGTCCGGGTTATCCCATATCTGCAGAACGTCACAGCCCTTGTATTCTGTCCGTTTACTCTCCATAGCTTCTAGCCTCCGTCCGTGGTGAAAACTGTTTCCCGCTCGAAATGCTCGTCGTCAATCTCAACCGATGAAATCACAAGCGGCCCGGATAGCCCTTCAGCTATACGGTGCGCCGCTTCAATGTCGTTCGTTACGATGTACGGGGTTTCGTTCTCCGTATCAACCTCAACGAAATCCCCGCCATCGGGGCGCTCGATCAAATAGAAAAGAATCGGTCCCACTGTCTATCACCTCCTAGATATGACTGTAGCGCATAGGCAACAGGAAGTCAAGGGCCTATATTGTCTAATTTTCTGCCATAGAATATAGGTACGACGTCGTAACTTGGACGAATAAGGGGGGATTTACGACGGATATCTAAAGTTGATTCTATCTACGACGATTTTCCCGGCGGCTTTTTTTGGCTGTCCGGCGGCGACGATTACGACGACGGCGCTTTTTTTGAGAGATTGAGGACGGCAAGAGCACGTGGCCGTAGGGCCTCCATGGCGGGCCGGTGGGCGTCGATAGGGCGGCAGTTATACCAAACCAAAGGGCGGATTTTCCCATCTACCGCCTCCGATGGGCGAATATTTTGGTGAGCCGGTCGATCAGCTCGACCGTCCACAGGTGGGGTTTCCGGCAACGCCGGCAGACGGAGGCCGACCCGAAGTGTTCTTTGCAGTAGTCCTTGTCACAGTCCGGGCAGTTGACGGTGCTTTTGTGGTTACAGCCGAGAAGGTAGCAGTAGTCGGGAAGCGGCACGTTCCCGGGGCTGCGGACGAGGATCCCTCGGCACCCGCGTTGCCGGCACTTCTTCGACGCCTTCCACAACTTCCCCGTCCACAGACATTCGGGACAATGGAAGTGGATAAACCCGATTTCGTAGGCTTTCTTGCCGAGGGTTTCCTTCGAGAAATCGAGGGTACTCTTGCCCGTCTCGACGACATCGCGGGCCACTTCTTTGCGTTCGTCACGACTTTTTGGCATTTTTTACCAGTTTGTTAGCATTTTTTACTAGCCCTGTCACACATGACGGCAGGCAGTTATTTGAGAATGGCAGCACGTACATGCCACACTCAGGACACTTTGATAGCTTCGCTCTGATCTTCGGGCCACGCACCCGCGGCAGGTTTCCATCGTAGAGGACCTGCAACAGGCGGGCCATGATCTGCGCCCCGGGCGGCTGTTCGCCAGACTCGATTCTGAAGATGGTCGTCGCGGCTACGTCGACGCGGCGCGCGAGTTCGCGGCCACTCAAGCCGGCGGTGTGCCGCGCCTTGTTTACGACGGCGCCGAAGTTGTCCACGAGCTCGTCGATAGGTATTCTCTCAGTCGTGCGTTTCACCTTCCACCTCCACGGGTTCGAGATCAGATTCCGTATGTGCCACCAGCCGGACAGCTTCATAGCCACAAAACCGCCGGGATATTCAGGGCGTGGCATTATTCTCCTGCTTGAGAATAGATTCCGAATATGCCACCACGGGATAATTGCGATTCTCGTCGCACTTGGTGCCCTCCATCCGCTCATAATCCACCGGGTCATGTTTTCCTCAGATCGTAAATAGTGCGCTGGTCAAACGGCACCGTGCTTATCTCGCCCCGAGGGCACCCCCGGCCTATATCCAGGGCGAGCATCATCAACCTCTTCGACACTTCAAGCCCGCACCGAGGGCAGTAGAACGTGTCGCGGTCTATCGGCTCAACCCACTTATGCGGAATGTTACAGCGAGACATTATTTATATGCCATCACGCATACGTCGCAGTAGGCGCGCTCGTTCGTCGGAGTCTCGCAACGCACACACACGCCCCGCCGCCGCCGACGCCAATACCGTGATCGCTGATCGGACGCCAGATACTTGAGACACCGCCGACACCGCGACATGGAAACCAGGCGACGTTTCGGACTATGGCAATGCTGGCAGGTCATTCTTCCACTACCAAGCGAGACAAACCACACCTCTATTCTTTCAGCCCCTCTAAGTATGTAACTGGTTTCTCGGTTTTTTCTGCGTACTCAATCTCAGCTCGTGTCGATTCCCCGATATAGCCGCCTACATTTATCACAAAAACCCGATCGGCCATGTCAATTTTGCGAAGATGTAGCTCGTCTAATATCTCTTTGTTGCCGACACTCTCTCCTAGGTGATCACTTGGGTAACCTTTCTTGTCTATATACCATTGCGGTAAATAGTTGATCATTAAACAGATACACTTGCCGTCCCGCTCCATCTCCCACCGGACAACGGCATGGGTGTCGGCAAATCGCGTTGATCCACACAAACAAACAACCTCTGGCTTTTTACAACGAAACAAACCACACCTCGACTCTCGGGTTCGCCTTGTCGATCGCTGGGGGCAGACACCAGGGGTATGCTTCGGAGTCTCCATCTTGACCAAAAATCGCATCAAGAAGGGTCTTAATCACGTTACTTGCATCAATACCCCTCCGGGCGAAGAAAACTCGGTACAAGACAATACAGGGAGTCTCAGGCACCTTCTTGACCATGATCCCAACTGCTTTTCGGTAGCTCTTGACCCACCCGGCCGTCAGGAGTTGTCCCCCGGGCGTGAGTGTCTTGCGCTGGTTGTCTGAGCGCGGTACGGGTAGCACGATGGCGGGTTTTATCGGTATCGGGTTGGTGCAGAGGCTTCCGATGATCCAACCAGCCTGATTTGTAAGCATCTGGTTGGCAAGTGTTTGTGATTGAAACGATCGTGTAACCGTATATGTGGTCAATGTCCACGCTCCATTGAATCAACCTGCAACTACGTTGCGGGTCCTTCCTCAAAACCCTGTACCATGAAATAGTGGCTAATCAATCCCGTAAGGTTGTCGTTCAATACCACCTGTAGTTCCTGGTTTTTGGACCCATTGAGGCGAAGGTACTGGCCGCACCGAAAGAAAGACCATCGCGCAAGGAGTAGTTCATTGGTTGGGGCCGTGCTCCATGATTTAATATCTACGTCGTAACAGGTGCGCCCCCAATGTGCGTTGGTCTTGATGGGTATCCCATCGGTCAGGTCAATCAGTGTGCTCGACCCGTCGTGGGTCCGTACTTCAATGCCATTGGTCAAGGGAGACCCCGTATCCCCGTAGTTCTCGGCTTTCATGCCTGCGGTATCTTCGATATTAATCAGCATACGGCTGATACGGAACACTTTACCGGATGCTGGCGCGATACGGAAAATCTGTGCGCTGCTGGCATAGTTTCCAATGGCATTTTTGGTCCCCGACCCATCGCCTGTTGTGTCGAGGTATCGTGTTAAAATGTTTCGTTGGCTTCCGGTTCTCAGCTCACTTCGCATGTTATTCCTCCTACATCTTTTATTATCTCAATGGCCCCCGTTTTCCCCGGTGAGCTTGATAAACTTCACCGCGTTGATGTCTCTGACGAACAGGACCGATACCTTGTTAAACATCCCGTTTCTCGCCAATTGGATCATGTTCTGTTGCGTCAGTCCCGTGCGCTCCGGGTCGATGATCAGCAGGTCGCCCTCACCGAGGTCTTCCTTTTTGATGATCTTGATGAACCGCTCCATCGACGCCTTGCTCATTGGATACCCACCTTACAGTCACGTTTGTACCGCAGCCATGCTCCCCTCCGGGCTGGGTCGACAAGGCCGACGCCAGCACACCAGCCACATATTTCCGGCGGGTCATATATGACAGACCACCCAATAGCCCCATTGTTACCCATGCCACCGCACTCTTGACAGGTCAGGTGGGGATATTTTGTCTTAACCCGTCGCCTCCACCGTAGGAGCCACCGCTGGTACTCAAAATCAGACCTTGCGTAATCAACAACCCGCTCGCTCATTGTCCTCCCTTGTTTTTCATTGGGTCTAGGGCTCAGCTTTCCATCGCTTTCCTAAGTTCCCCTTCGCCGGCTGCCTGCTGCCGACCGGGACTCGGCGCTACATCCCGCCCAATTCATTTCTTCCTCCGCAAAAAGCCAAAGTCCTTCCCTTTGATCTTCACCATGCGCCCGTCCGGGTGGTGCCACACTATCCCCTCGATCACGCCATCAGAGAGAAACGCCTTGATCCCGTCGAACGTGCGCGGGCATCCTTTGAGAAGCCCACCCCATCCGTGCGGAACAAGAACGTGATACCTAAAGCCTTCCGGGTCGCCCTGAATCTTTCGTCCGCACAGTTCATAGGTGCCATCAACCAGCACCCCATTCGTGCGATCAAATGCCCAACTAAGCGCCTCGCGGTGCCATTTGTCGTCCGGGCCATCCCCCACGGGAACCCAGCCGGGCCAGTGTCCGGTGTGTTTATCGGGCACCACCTCGCACGGCAAAAAGTCATGGGGTATCTTGCGCCCGAGCTTGCAATCGTACCGCTTCCATAGCGCCCCATCCTTGACCATACAGGCCGCCCCGTCATACTTCCGAGTGGGCACGCCCTCGCCAGCCAGCACCCACTCGGACCCCGGCACCACCTCGTCACGCACGAGACAGTCGCCGTCATAGTTTCGCTGGAATAGAGACGGTATCTTTTTCATTGTCCTCTCACCTTTCTCATTCCGTCTTGTACTCCCCCTCCCCTTCGGACGCTTCGGCCGCTTCCTTCTCGGAGAGAATCTTGTAGAGCGCGCCCGCCTCTTTCCGTAGCACCGCGAAGAGGTCGTCGCCGAGGTCTTTCTTCAGGCTCTCGTCGTTCTTCGTCATGTAGTCCTTGACCCCCGTCGAGGTGTCCACGAGTCCAAGCACCTCGATTACCTCTTCATACGCCGCGCGCTCCTGCTCTGACGACCTGATCTTCTTCGCCTTTGTCGCCCGCTTCTTCTCGGACTTCTCGGCCGGTGCCTGCTTCGATGCTTTTTCCTCAAGGTCTTGCGTGAAGATGTCACTCGCGGCCGTGACCGTCAGCACCGCATCAACCTTTGCCCGCTTGCTCGCCATCTTCAACACCGTGTTATAGGTATCCGCGATGTCCGGGTTCTCGACCTTCTCGCCCTTACGGGCGATCACCCAGGCGCCATCGGCGTTCTTGACCTTGAACGGCAGAAACCCGTCGCCCCCGAGCAAGTTCTGGTCACGCTTCCCCCTCGGCTTCTTCCAGTAGGTTTCGGGTACGGGCTGCCCGGTCGGTATCGGTTCGCCCCCGCGATAGCGGTACTTCGTCTCCATCGTCGAGCACAGGCCGACGCCCTGCCCCAGCCGCTTCCCGCTGTCGATGTGATACATAGTACAGACCACCATATACTCGCGGTGGCCCTCCGGTAGCGCGGTCAGGGACACATCGAGTTCGGGATCCAGCCGAAACGTGAGGCAGAGCTTTTCGGCGCCCGGCTTGTAGAGTGTCGGCTTCTTCGTGCCGGGTATAATGCCGTAATGCTCGTCCTTCTTCATCACCTGGCGCATAATCTCCTGAATGAGATTGACCTGGTTCTTCACGTCCGTAAGCGAGAGCGGCGCCACGGGATTCTTTTTATTTTCGACAACTGCGGGTAGGTTTTCGTTGGTCATGTTGTTTCCTCCGTTGGGCTATCTGTTCTTCGTTTTTTTAGTATCCGAAACATCAACGCCGCTTGTTGCTGACACATACTTTATACTACTCTTTTTCCACTCGTGGTACTTGTCCAGCTTCTCGATGAGATCGTAGCATACGCACCACAAGCAGTAATCTTGTCGATGGCCTTCGTTGTGTTTGTATTCCTGTTCGATACCCTTCCTGCACGTACAGTGGTTCTCGCTCAGAACACCCGTTGCCATTCGCCGTAGTTCTGTTTCCGGGTTTCGTGCCAGCAATGAAGGGACGGAGATCATTGGGTCTGTATACTGGAAGCTGCCGGGCTTTATTTTATCGTCTTTGTCGCTCATGTTCGATTCCTCCAAGGTGGTAATATGAAAACACAGACCCTTCGTGTTCAGCGCCCCATTCAAAACGCCGAAAACTGCAACCGGATTTACCGCGATTAAATCGTGAATGTGCTGACATTCCTCGTCGGTAATCCCCGCGCACGGCCCCCAAATCGAACTCTGAATATCCTTGCGCCACAAATTGTTGATGTCGTCGTTCGGGCTCATTTCGGTTCCTCCGGGTTCGTTGTCCGTGCGCCGACGCGGGTCAGGACGGCGCGGAGTTTGTCCATACAATCGGCACGGTATCGAAGTTCAATAGCGTGCGGGGCGTTGTAGTTCTTCAAAACCGCTTCTCCCGCCTCATGCAGCGCATCGTTGTCGGCGCGGAGCTTTTCATAGTGCCCGTGCCACTTCTTCTTTAGTTGATACTGAAAATCGCGTTCTTCCGTGGTTTTTTTATAATCCTTAGCCCAAAGCTCTGCCTGTTTGGCCCAATACTCGATCTGCGCCCGTTGTGCGTCGAAGGCGGCGAGAATCTGCTTCTCGTCGGACGCATCTATAACGCCGATACTCAATAATCCCGCCATCTGCTCCCGCGATAGCTGCGCGTCGGGTTTCGGCTTGTCCTTGTCGCTCATACTGCCCTCATCCCGATGTCGTCGTCGCCGCGGTCAAGCCGTAGGTAGGCGCTATCTTTGTTTTGCGAGGTGTGCCTCTTCCCGAGACAATCCGACCAACTAAACCGGGCGTGTTCGTCTGGTATATCGTCAACAGCCACATCCAACTCGTATGGTCTGACCGTATAATCGTGGTAGTGGTCCGACTCTCCGCGGGCGCATTTCTCCGCGTGTGCCATCGCCGCCGACTCGTCGAAAAAAATACCGCAAATAAGCACACTATTGATTCCTTCTCTTGCCACAACGAACACCATCATTTTCCACCTCCGTAGACCTTTGCGAAATACGGACACCATTGAGTCACATCACAATATCTCTGGCAGCGTGTGTCCTCACCCGCGCGGTGCTCGACCACGCCACCGATTGCCTCCGCGTGTTCACGAGCACTATCAGGGTCGTCATGCAACCCGCCCGTAACCGCCCGCTTGACCTTCGCACTTTTCTTCACAGCCCACTTCGCAGACTTGTTCCAGCGTTCTGCGGGCGTACACGCCGGCAGCGCCTCGTCCGCAAGCTCCAAAAGTCCCGCAAACTCCCGTACACGCGCCGCAACCCATTCGCCCGTCGCCTTCGGCGTCCACTCATTTTGCGGCACCACAATAACCGGCTGTTGCGGGTAGTCCGGCTTCTGGCGCGCATCCCGTTCTTTCCAGTCTCGCAGGATCCCCACAACCCGCCGACGGGCAATCCGAAACCCGTACCCCTCATAGAGCCATGCGTAGACGTTGACCTGACACTCCCATTCCGGCTTGTCCCCAAGGATAAACGCCCACACACTCGACACCTTGTAGTCGGAGAGGTCGTAGCGGCCCAACGCGTAGTCGGACGGTTCCAGGTAGTCACAATGCCCGGTGATCTTCCAACCCTCCATCCCGGGCACCTCGCGCTCAAGCGATTCTTCGATCAGCGCATTGGTCGACCCCTCCATGCGACTGAGCATTTCGTGGACGGCCGTACCGAGAAGTGCGTACACGAGGTCGGAGATGTCACGAACAATCTCGTCGGCGTGTCGACGTTTCAGGAGTGCGATGGTGAGCGAGTCCCCGATTTCGGAGGCACGCATGATTTTCGGGTCGGACGGCGGTTGAAACGTCGCCTCGGCCCAGCGCATTATCGTCTCCGGCAACCCGAGCTTGTTTGTGAATCTAGTCATCGTCCCCCTCCTGCAATACTTCAACAACGCCTCGTCCACGCATCGTTAATCCTAGTTTCAGCTTCAAGGCTGGTTGTTCTTTAATTAATCCAAGCTCAATTAGTCGCTTACATTCCAAGTTGAAGTCTCTATTTGACATCTCAGGAGCAACGCGACTACGAAGCAGATCAAAGTCGGTCTGTTGTATGGATTTACTGAGGCGCTTTTTCCATGCAAACATAGCGGCCAAGAACCTGATTTTACAGTTGCGCATCATGCCGTCACCGCCTTATGCTCTAGGTTCTCGGGCACGCCGAACTCTCGTCGCATGTCCTTGCTTGACGCATGGAACACGATATGCTTTCCACGAATTATAGACACATAGTTGCTCATTGCTTCGTCGGGCGTCTTTCCTTCGCCCGTACCGCCATGCAGTCCGGTTGCATCTTCATATTCTTTCCATTCGGAATCTTCAAAGTAAGCAGTCCACCGACTATTTTGTTGGCTGTACTTCCGAAGCATGATAGTTGCGTGGTACACATCCTGCAATTCGTACAAGGTCATACCACCTCGCCCCCTTTGTCGCCGGGAACCAAATTGAAGCTTGTGTCGTTTAGATTCTGAGTTGAATACACCTTCATGTTGGCTGGCGGAAACCCGGTAATCCACGGCGCATTGTGGAGGAACGCCATATGACACTGATTACACACCAAAGAAATCAGCGGATACCCCTCTCGCCTCGAGAGAGAGAACTCAAGTTGTTTGTCACACGAGGGACACAAAAGCCGCCCAAGTTCCTTGTCCGTCATGCCACCACCGCCTGTGCGTGTCCGCTATCGAACGCCGTCGGCCAGAGGACGTGTCGGCTCTCGTCGCCCCGCCGAACACACACGTTCACCAGATGATTCTCCATCATCCGACCGTACTCCGACGACCAGCGCGAACTCGACACCGAAAAAACCCGGTATTCCTCCCCGTCGACCAGCACATTACTGCCAATCTCCGGGCACCCCTCGGCGTATCGCCGCTGCATCCATATCTCCCACGCATCCTCGGCAATCATGTCCGCCATCTCGTCGGGACAGGGGGTGTACTTCCCGCCACCATCTCGGGTTTCAAAACATGTCATGGGCAAGCCTCCCATTGGCTAAAGGTGAAACTTCTATGCTACACAGAGCGTAGCGCAGACGGAACGGGGTGTCAAGTACTAAAAATGGGGCACGGTCAAAAAGACCCGTGCCCCACCCGTGCGGCGGTCACCGCCCAACTCGTCTTATCGTTTGAACATCTTGCCGAGCCGCCGCTTGACACCGCCCTCGGTGTTCAATGGTGAGGCGACAGCACCGCCACCCGGCGGTGGCTTTGTCCCCGGAACGATCACCACAGGCGGGTTCTTCTGCCTGTTGGCAAGGCGACGACGCCTCTTTGCCTCGGGCAGGTTTGACCTTTTTACTCTCTTTACCCTGAACTTCGCACGAGGGTGAATCTCCGGCTTGCTTGGAAACCTCGGCTTTTTGCGTCCGGGTTCCCCTGCACCGCTTTCCTCTTCCGGATGTCTTGGCATTTTCAACTACCTCCTGGTTATCGACTTGCCGTGTAATATCCCGCGCCGAAACTGACCAACGCGATTGGCCCCCACACGTACCAACGTGTCCAAAACGACGCGGGTATCATGGGCTGCCCTTCTCGCTCAAGGGCGAGTAGCGCCCGGAGCCGAGTGTTATCAATCGAGAGGGAGTCGGTAGCGAACGTGAGTGAATCAATTAGTTGGACAGCGGATTCCAAGTCGCTGTCAGCAACCCAACTACTGTCAGACGCCACCGATGTTGCGTATCTGGTCAAGCAGCTTGTCGCGGGCATCGCGTGTATCAGCACGACGATCATCCCGACGCTTACGAGCCTCTTCCAAAGCACTATCGGCCTCCCTCTCTATTTTTCGATTCACCATCCACTTCTTCCAGAACACCATGAACTGTGCGACAAAGAATTTCAGGATGGCGGTGAGCATGTTACTTGCCGTTCTTGATAGCCTCGATCATGGTGTTGCCCTTGCGTGCCGCGAAGATCACGGCTAGCGCCGCAAACGCGGCCTTAATCGCATCGCTTAACTCCATCGCTCCGGTCAGATACGCACCGACAGCAGTTAAGAGCGCCGCGATTCCAACGATTATTGTTCCCCAACCTTTCATATCAGTAACTCCAATGGGTGAAAGTAGTATGAGCCACGTCAATGTGCGTGACGCGGCCTTCCTTGTACCCCACGCCGGTTATGCCGGCATCCTTCAAAAAGCTCTCATGGAAGGGCCACCGTAGTTTCTCTTTCGCGGAGAGGTCTACGGCCTCGCCCGTCAGGTGCGGACTCTTCCTTGTCAGCGCCCGAATCGGCAGACCTTCCTTTGCGCGCTGTACGTTTATCTTGCGATAGATTTCCTCGTGGTAGTTCCAGCATCGAAACCCGTTGACGATTGTCACGCTTCCGAATGTCGCACGGATAGTATCAAGCGCGTCCATTAGCGCCGGGGCGATTATCACGGCGCCCCCACAGAACCCGTCTTGTATCCGGTGTCCTCGTTCCTTGCACCGACATCGAAACTCGTATAGCCAGAAGTGCAGGCCAATCTGGTAGCCATGTTTCACAGGAGTACGGGTTGCAATGCTCATTTCTTATCTTTTGTAATTCCGAGTTCGTGTGGAATATGGTTCGTGAAAAGCTCCGGCCACAGTGATGCCAGAAGTGCA